TGGATGGGCACCATCCTGGCGAGGCGTTCTTCGTTTTTCTTAGCGTATTCTACATCCCTGTCATAGGATTTCACGACCGCGGCTATTTGTTTAGCGGATGCTGTATGGTATTTCTTCACCTTGGATAGTACGTCCAGGATGAAAGAATTTTCCCCCTTGTAGTTTGCGACAATGTCCTTAAATTTCTCTATGTCTATTGTCGGGTCCAAATCGCCTTTGATTGTCAAATTGGTCATAGAAAGCCCTTTCAAGAGTATTTATCTCATTTATGTTCAGATTCTATTATACGTCCTCCGATGGTCAATGTCAAGTCTTTTATATAAATATATAACGGAATAGAGTTTTATTTCGCATTATTTTAAGTCGAGGAGGTCATATGATGAAACATATGTTGAAATTAATGTTCGTGGTCCTGTCTGGGTTGACTCTCATAGGATGTAACTACGAATTTGTCAAGAAACCAGAGCCAGTCGTTCCAAAACCACCTAAATATGCAGGAGACTATGATGTTCTCCAACTTAGGTCCATATGGGCAATTTGCTCTCAAACCCACGCTTTTAAAGCTCCGCAGATACCACCTAATATGGTAGCCGCTATATGCGATTGTTATGTGGATGAGATGCGATCCAAGTATAAACAATCCGAGTTGGGAACTTTGACTAAACCTCAGGCTGAAGCAATGGGTCATCAGTTAATGACCGCTTGTAACGCTAAAATAATGGAAAAATTGGGTAGAGGAGAGGCTCTAAAGCAGAATTCTACCTACAATCAGAAGACAATCCCGAAACTCTTATAAGTATGTCGTTGTATGAGTAATAGTAAATATTATGGTCATAAGGACCACCACGAGGAAACTGCTAAAGAAAAGATTCTTGATGCACTATTTGAAGGTGAAAAGATGGAGATTACGGAGCAGGATTTGCAACGGAGATTGCATTTCGCCGCTAGGGTCGTAGTAACCCTATCCCAGTTTTGTTTATTAATATTAATGTTATTCTTGCTATTCTACCAGGTGGTCCCTGACAGTTCAAGGGATCTAGTATCAGCAATAACAGGTATGTTGGTTATTAGTCAGAAGGATGCTGTTCAATATTGGTTTGGACATCATCGGATCGAGGGTTCTCAGCATTAGTCCCCACCCTCTCCCGGGCGCATTGCCCTCGCACAGATTAGTAGTTTAATCAGTCCATCCTTCACCACGAACAAAGTGGTGAAGACGGTGGGTGAGTACAGTCCACATTAATTTCAAGAGGGAATCTTCAGCGTAAGTTCCATTATCAACTAATAATACATATTTGGGTTCCACTTTTTTCTCCTTTTGTTGTTTATCAGGATGAGCATAATAATCTAAATCCCCTGCTTTCATTCCAAGTCCTCCATACATTGTTTTAAAAACCCTTTCTTCGGTAAATATTTTCAGGATTCCCTATAGTTGGTTCCTGTCGCATTAGTGTATTAATTTCTTGGTGTCTCTGTACTTTTTGTATCATCTCCAAATTACTCAATCTTGTGTGTAGCTGATATCCTATCACTATCCAGATAAGGGTAAGTGCTAGAATAAGGGCTGTATTAAACCAAGGTTTCATTCATTAATTAGGATGGTTAGGGTTACGTTTAGTTGATTTTCTTGCATCCTGATGGAGTTTTTTCAGTCGATTCATATGTCCCTTAGAATCGAAAGGATCTTCGTCGGCATCATCATATATGTCCGATTCGTTCCAGCTATCTTCAGCTTTTTTATCAGTAGGAACTGGCTTTAGCAGGTTCTCTATGATTTGCAAAATTTTCTTTATCATATGTGGTCGTCGGGTGCAGGGAGTAATCCGTTACATTCTTGGATCAAAGTTACTGTTAATTCCTTCTCATCTAAGCCTTCACCTTGTCTAGCCGCTTGTTCCGGGGTATAATCTCTTCGTATAATGTCCGTATAACAGTCGCATACTAACCAGCGTAGTTGCTGAGGGAGTCCTGGATGTTTACCCTGGAATGTCATACTGCATACTTGCCACAGTTCTCTGACCTGAAGTGTGGGATAATTCCCATTAAATTTTTGTGTTTCGTTATCGTGGGCTAGTACCGGCAAAGCCCACAATCCTATTAATAGTGCTAGAAAAATTCTCATTTTTACCTCATTCTCATTACCTGAATCCGCTCCAATTCCAATCTTCAGAATCAAACATCTCCATTTGTTTTAGTTCTTTAGCACGTTCTCTGGAAGCATCGGCTACCGCTTCGTCTATAACGTGTTGAGGAACCTTTTTCTCTTCTTTCTGGTATTTAGTTGTATCTTCCTGTTTCTTCATTTTTCACCTGTACGAATCGTTGTTCAATTTTTCCACAAACAAAAACTTCCTCACCTAAATGCTGAAGTTCAGATATAATATCGTTGATCCCATTGGGATCCACAATCAGTACCATACCGATACCGTCATTAAAAACCTTTCTCATTTCTTGATCTGATATTCTACCCATCTCTTGAATCCGATCAAATTCAGGTGGTTTGATCCAATCATTAGTCCAGGTTGGTCTTAGATTTAGATTTTCTCCAAGGAGACGAAGGACATTGTCTCTTCCGAAACCAGCTATATGTGAAATACCGTGAATCAGACCTGTAAATTTGTCAGTAATATCAAGGATTGTGTTTACATACGACTTTGTGGGTCTCAGGAGATCCACTAATAGTTGCTGTTTTCCGTCATCTCCCTTAGTAATATCCCAGGTATACTCATTAAAGACTTTTCTAATAAGCGTGTATCCGTTGCAATGGAATCCATTAGATGCTAAACCTAACATCATATCCCCTTCCTTGATAGCACTTCCGTCTATGTATTTTGTTTTGGGACAAGCACCTATTCCGAAACCAGCTATATCGAAAGGATTTGCATCGGGTTGTAAAGCAGTTTCACCTCCTAGGAGAGGGACAGGACATTGTATTTCCTTCAATCCTTCATTGATCCCGTCTATCAGTTCTAGATATAGATCATCCATTTTAGGTACCATTAGATAATCATTCATAAACAGAGGTTTTGCACCACAGGTAACAATGTCATTGAATACGTTTGAGACAAGGTCTTTACCGAGGTTTTTAATGGATACCCCTTTCTTGTCTTTATTTTCATCATATAACTTAATCTTTGAACCTATTCCGTCTGTACTGCATACAACAAAATCAGCACCCACATCGAATGATCCGACGTGACCACCAAGCCAATTCATCTTATTGTACAGTTTAAAATGGAATAGATTTTGCTCTTGGAGACTTACGCCTGCAGATTCATAATCCATTTACCACCTTCCGTCTGGACATTTACTAGATTTTAATCGGGTTTTAACTTTGAGCATACAACCACAGATATTACAATAGTTGATCCATCCGCGGTTATACAAGTCTTTAGAGTGAGGACATTTTTCGCAAATTGCTAGTCTTTTGTCTGAAAGAATTTTTGATTCGCTTTTCAAATAACCTCCTACTGATTTAACGGTATCCCAAGCACCTGATTCCTCTTTACAATCAGGACACTCTTCTTCGCCTTCTCTGATAATATATTTCTTCCCTGTCCAGGGATTTCTTCCGGTTTTAAGTTTCTTCCCCATCGCTATTATAGATATTGTATCGTGGATGATCTTCCCCTTTAATTACGATATAGGGAAAGGGTTTAGGACCTCTGGTCTGCTTATCCTTCTTGTTCCATTTTTCCCAAATGTCTTTAGACAAGTCGTTTCGCTTATCTTTAGCATCCATTTTATTGTCAAAACCAACTGCTACCACTTTTTTGGTGGGCTTATGTTTAACACTATACACGTTTTTCCCAGGGAAACTCGGTACGTTGTCTACTAATACAGGCATTGTCTGTCCTCAGGTTAAATAATTAAAATTAATTACAGTTCTAGTCTTTTTATCTGTACAGGAGGTACCACGGTGATTCGTTACTTCTGGAAAGGTAATGAATCTATTTGCTACACTCTCTACCCTATGTCCATTTTCAAATTCAGTATATCCATCATTTGTATTCATATACAAAATTGAAGTGGTATACTCATCTTGTGGACTTTTAAGATTAGATGGAATATCAGTATGAAATATACCTATCTCTTTTCTAGGTGTTCTTGTGATTAAATTTGCTTTTATTCTATAGAGTTTTTTAGCGTTTACCTTATCGAAAATGAAACTGAATAAATCATAATATTTAGATGTTATTCCACGTTCGTGGTCATAAAAACAATGAACGAATTGAAACTTATCTACATCATCCAGGGAATCTATATTCTCCATATAGTACCAAGGAAGTTCTTCCCCAAACATTATCGTTTGCAGATGTTGGAAATGATCTGGTTCTAGAAAATTCTCTTGAGTAGAAAGCCATTTCATAAGTTATCCGCTACAGTCTTATCTAATCTCAATTCCTGGAATATAGGTAAAAATAACGACCAATAATCGCTATTTTTATCCTTGATCTTTTCATTATATTTAACGGAAACTATCTTTCCTATATATTCGTCTGGATCCTTCTTTCGTTGTTCATCACTCAGGCCTGATCCAACATTAACTCTAAGATTTCCGTCTTTTGTCGTACATACAAGAGATCCTACTTGTCCAGCGTATTTTCCTGTACCCTCTACGACTCCTTCTACAAGTAAATCAGCCTCGAGTTCGGCTTTCATCTTCACTTGATATTTAGAACGCTTATCTTCCCAAGGGGAATCTCCATTCTTTACGATAACTCCTTCTTCACCTGCTTCCAATGCTTCATTGAAAATCTCTTCACACCCAGCATAATCTCCGACTGTTTCGGTCTGCAAGATACTAATGAGGTGATTTTCCTGAGCATTATATACCCCATCCATTCTTTCTCGGAGTACATCTAGTCGGTCAAAATAAGGTATTTTACATAATCCTTCCTTGAAGTCTTCTAAAGGAATCATATCCCAACATACGAATCTAACCCGTTTAGTCTCTTCTGGAGTTATAGTTTCTTTTACTGCTTTATTTAGAATCCCATTACCCGTTTTTCTGTCAAGGATATAGAGGTCATTCTCATCTAATACAAGCAATTCACCATCCAGTACTGCACCGTGAAATGTATCTAAATTTGCTAGGGTAGGTGATTTGTAGAATACATTTTTTACAAATTCATCGAAATGACCAGATAATGCGATTTGTTTACCATTTCTGGACCGTACATCTACCACACCTTCTGAATCAATGATAATATTTGCTCTCATACCATCCATTTTTGTTTGTACCAGAGCAGGATATTTAATAGCTTCAAAAGCCTTTTGATTGAATGCGGATGCAAGCATACAAGGATATGTCTTGATAAAATCTTTACCAAATATCTTGTTTACTGTAGCAATAGATACTCCGCACTTCAAATCCTTCGTTACCACTCGTTTAATAACTTCAGCATTTTCTTCAGTCACTAAGCTGAGAATCTTTTGAAGGTGATCAATGGCGGCGTTTCCAGTATATTCCCTACTGGTCAATTGCTTTAGTCCTGATAATGCCCAGTTCAAACTCTTAATGGGTTGATCTTCTTTTCGACTATATTTAGGAATTTTTCTCTGATAATATTGAGTATAGGGATCAAGAGCGGCTTTCAGGACACGCTTTAGAGTCTCGTTATCCAGGTTCTTTCGGAGGATTTCCTCCTTGAATAAACGTGAATTGTCGCTTTCAAGTTCCGTTAGAATATCTGGAACCCAATCATCCATAATTTTACGTACATTTTCTTGGTCATTCATATCAGAAATCCGTAATCACATCGGTTAATTTAGACAACCTATTCATAACAAAATAATTATATAGTTTATTTCGACTACCTGGAGGTACTCTATTATAAGCGTTTTCTATATCACTAACGAGGGTTTCGGGAATTTTATCTAGATTCACGAGTTGTTCATTTCTTCTCCAACGTTCAGACATTTCATCATTTACACAAACCTCCTCTGGTTTCTTAGTCAACCAGACATCAAGTTTTTTCTTCGCAATTGGGGTTTGTCGAATTCCTTCTACAAGACAATCATCCGCAGAAAGGAAATTTGGTATACCGTCACCCCTATCTCCTCGTATAATATGCTCTTTGAGATATGCTTGTGGAGAAGGATGTCGAACAAACTTCTTTTGCATAGGAGAATATTGCTGGACTCCTTTGTATTTGTGTAGTTGAATAAAGTCTTTATCGGAGGAAAGAATTAGGATTTTTTCTTCGGCGTGATGATATTTACATATTACTCCTATAACATCATCCGCTTCAGCACCTAACACTTCTATGAATTTATAGGGAAAATGCTCTTTCAAATCTTCCCGTAGCTGGTCAAAGATTTTAAAGATGATTTCCCAGTCAAATGGGGATTTTTCTCGACCTTCACTCCGGCCCGCTTTATACAGAGGAAATACATCCTTTCTCCAGTAGTGTCGGCTGTCATTACATATGATTATCTCTCCGTACTGTTTATTGAATTGCTTCCTATACATCCGAAGCGTATTCAAAATCATATGTCGTAGTAGGTCCTCAGATACATCAGCCTGAGTTTTTGCATTCATCATCAAATTTCCAATCATTACCTGATTGAAATCAATCAATATCATAATTAATTCTCGGTTGGTGGAACTCCCAAAAAGTCTTCTGCCCATTTGGGAACATTTTCTGGATCAGCATATATACACCGTCCTAATACCTTTTCGCCATTCGTTATATGAGTTGTGTATAACGATTTCACAAATGGATATGGAGTAATTCCTACGAAATTATGAATATAATTAATGTGAAGTTGCATTTTAGCACAATGTTCATATTCCATCACAAATTCCATTCGTCTTTGTGAGAATTCTCCAGTAAGTCCGTCAAATGCTTCAAATCCTGGGTTGGGTGTTAGTATATAAACTAGTAGAATCCATTTCACAATATCGCACCGCTTTCCGATGGCGGAGCATTTATTTCCCTTATCGCCTCTTTAAGTTCTCGAATTTCCACAATCAGCTCCTTAATAGCTTGAACAAGTTCTGGTCTTTCGGCTTCTTCTGGTATTTCATCTACAAAATCCATTATAGGCTCTTCAGTTCTTTAATAAATTCTTTAGTCGTATCGATTACTTTCCAGTCTTGAATCTGTTTATGCAGATCCTCTCCCTCTTTGACCAACTTATCTTTTTCATCTTGACAAAGAGAGTAAATAGGCATTTTTATAAGTGTGTCTATTATACGCTCCTCAAAGTGAATTGTCAAGTCTTTTTTGATTGCTTGACGGTTTTTGTTTTTGAAGTCTAATCTCCCATCAATAATCATTTGAATGAATTTAATCTTATCCTGAATGACCCTAAGATTTTCGGATCCTTCTGATATTAAATACTTATATCGTTCATTATACTTGAGAATCCTATAATCACAAAAGTCCTTAATGATACCTATAGGAGAATCGTAGACTTTCAGTTTCCCTTCGTGAGTAATAACGGTTATATTCTCGTTAATCTTTCTTCGTAATTTAAATAGGGAGACAATCTGGTGATGTTTCAAATGCTTACCACGCTTTAATGTTACTTCAAACTTGAATCCCGACTTATCACATTTGTCTGTATAGGAGACAATCTTACCAGTGTCCTCTAATTTATCAAGGACTTGGACATATGTTTCTCTGGTATATCCAATAGGAACTTCAGTTATCTCCAGTTTGGTGTGTCCTGTTAGATTGAATGCTCCTTCACACCACACTTCACCATTTTCCTCACATACAACTCCAGAGAATTCAGGATATTCCGGAAGTAGGAGTTCATTGTCTATATTTTTACCATTAAGATATGCTTGACATAATCTTGCAATTTCTTTTGGACATCGTGGTTGTATCTCTGTAGCAAATCCGACTGCAATTCCTTTGACTCCATTTACTAGAACCCACGGAATAATGGGTAAATAGAATGCTGGTTCTGGATCTTCGGGATCAATGCTTTTATCGGCTACCATTGTATCAGCAAAATAAGCATCAAAATTTTTGCTCATTTTGACATACGTGTATCGTGGTGCGGCGGCATCAGGTACTAATCTCGATCCGAAACTCCCTTCACCCTCAAGTAATGGAATATTATTTGAGTGTACTTGAACCATCTTTGTAATTGCTTCATTTAAGGAAGCATCACCGTGATGATAATTCGCTTGTGAGATGGTATTCCCACTCAATGAGGCGGTTTTGATACGGCTATTTTTAGCAGTTTTTAGTGCCGTATAAAGTATCTTCCGCTGAGATGGTTTGAGACCATCAATCATATGAGGAATAGCCCTTGAATACAGGACGTATTTTGAGTAATCTTTATATTGTCCGTTTATTAGTTCAGTTATGTTCATTGCATTAACCATTGTTTTCTCGGAAGAGGATTCTTTCCGAATGCAGTTTCCAGTGAAATATCTCCTTCACCGTCATAATTAATAACTTCCGTCATTGGATCATTAATCATTAAATCGTACTCTTCTACTGATAAACTTCCTAACCCCTTATTATACTCAATTGACCAGCTATTGTCAAGCGATTCCTTTGCATAGTCTTCCATATCATAGAATCTTTTGACTTCCTTACCCTTCTTAGCAATGACAATTGGAGATTTAATCAACAATATTCGCCCATCCTCAAACAGTTCTTTCCAGTTAGAGAAGAAATTGATTAAAAGGGCGGCTATAGAGAATCCATCGAAATCAGCATCCGCTAGAATTCCAATGGTCCCATAATTCAAATCTTCTGCTGGTTCACCGAGTTCTAGTCCTATGATGGACATCAGTTCAGATAATTCTTTGTTTTTCATAATCTCGGTGGGTTTCAATTCTCTTACATTACGTACTTTCCCTCGCAATGGAAATCCACCTTGGGTTTCTGTATCTCTTACATTAATTAGATTGGAAATTGCGGATTGACCCTCTGTTATAAACAGTATCTTATCTTCAGGATATTTGGAAGATGCTGATATGTGGGAAGCAACTTTCTTTTTCTTCATTCCCTTATTGGCTTTTTTCAATGCTCTTGCATCAGCCAATTGCTTTTTAAGCAGAAGAGTTTCAATAATGGGTTGGATTAACTCATCATTCCTCAGAATTCTATTGATAAATTTCTCATCAAGAATACCGTCGAATATGGGTTTGATATCATTTGCATTGTTAGTCAGGCGTTCTTTTGTCTGAGAATCAAATTTTGGATCACCCACAGAATTCGTAATAGTAACGAAACATAGATGATTTTTTATATCCGAAGCCCTTACTGCGATCCGATGCTTCTTTTTGATTGCTTCTTTCAGAGTCCAGCTAATATCATTGGAAACTATATCATTATGTACTCCACCACCGAAGGTATCAATACCGTTAATAAACGATATGTGTTCGTATGTTTCGGCTGGAAGAACAGCCACTTTAAACTTACTTGTTTCTAGTTCAACAAAGTGGTCACCAATTTTTTTAAGATATTGCTTGAATGTGCTTGCTTGAACGACCCGACCATTAAATTTAAATCGTATCTTTGGAAAACATACTGCTAAATCATAAACCCGCTTCTCAATCAGGTTTTTGTGATCATTATCAATTGCTTTCATACCGAGTTTCTCAAAGTCTGGGAAAAATGAAACATTAGTCCCAACAACACCTTTGGTCTTTGTTATCTCTGTATCAATTTCGGACAGATTGTGTCCGCAATGTAGTCGGAAATGCTTCTTTCCGTCATCGGTATGGGCTATGAATTTCTTTGATAAAATATTGACTAAAGTAGAACCGAGTCCGTGTGTTCCGATTGAAACGTGACCATCATCTTCAAAATTAGCTCCAGCACGTAAATTAGTGAATGCTAATTCGGCTTGAGTTTTACCCAAATCTGGAATATCTACAACGGGAATACCACGACCATTATCAATGACCGTTATTTTCCCATTATCTTCTACGTAAATTTTAATCTCGTTTGCAAATTTGAAATCTGTCCTGAATCCCTCATCAATACTATTTGACACAATTTCATCAAATAGCTTGAGAAAAGCTGGTACAATTTTCACTTTTTCCTTCACGATTGAACCATCCTTCATCACCCATTTGTCGTGGGACCCCAAAGTGGTGTCCCCGACATACATTCCTGGGCGGAGAAGGACGTGTTCGACCTCGGAAAGAACTTTAATATCGTTCTTTCTCATTGTCATAGACGATCCTTATTATAATTGTGGATTACCAAACTCCGTTGGATAAACTATTCCGTCGTCGGTGTAAATACTGGTAGGAAACCCTATACTCTTGATAGAGTCTAGTCTAAATGATCTCCAGCCGTCTGCTGGTATATCATATACTGCAATAGTATGTGGATTCGGTTCTCTTTTGCTTGGCTGTGGTACATTATCTACAACCGGTACGATTTCTATTTCATCAGGATTCGCAATCGGCTTAAACCACTCTTTGAAATCTTTTGTATATTGTTCTTTTACTTCTTCTGGATCATCCTTTTTAGCTATTGTTGGTGCTCGTTCATCTAAAACTTTCTGGAGTAATGTACATTCCATCACTCTTTCAGTCCCATCTTTTTTGGTAAATGTAACGGTTGCTACATCATTGTAGAGCATTTCAACTATATCCTCACGGGTTAGCTCCTTCTCTGCATTGTCCTCCGTGATCAAAATCTTATATGTCTCTGCCATATTTCTCCTTAAAGAATTGATTGATTTTTCACTTCATATAGACATTATACGTTAATTGCTGGTCATTGTCAAGTTCTAAATTCTCTTAATTCAGGATGCTGGAGTCTCCTGTATTTTTGAGTAGGATGTTTCGGAGGCATAATGTAATTTATATTGATATTAAATCTCGCAGGAACATCCGTTGTAGTGGTTGAACAATGATCTTCGCTTGAATCAAAAATTAGTAATCGATTTGCGATGCTCGAAATTTTTGTACCATCCTTTAATTTAGTATATCCATCACAAGTATTCAAATATAATAGGGCTGCCGTATTTGGATATTCAAAATCTTGGTGCATTGCGTGTTCGTGCAATCTTTCTGTATTTGGATAAAGATTGGCTTTTATTCGTATTAAACTGTCTGTTCCTAATTTCTCTACTAACGGAATTAGTTTTTCATAGAAAGGACTAACAGGAGAGTTTTTGGCGTAGAACATATGAGACATCAAAAATATATTATCTCCAATATCGTTCTGTGTAGCAACAGTTTTCTGGAAATACCAAGGTACTTGTTCTGTAAGAGATGCTATTTTGTGAAAACAATCATCATCTAAAAACTTATCAATCACTTTATACATTATATTTTTGGCGGTCTCTGTTTCTTGTCAAGTGCTTCTTTTTTCTTAATGAGATTCTTTAAATGGTCACTCTGAACATAGGGAATCGCATAAGGATTAACATATTGTTTTACAGATCCAGTTATATCTTCGGGTTTAGGAGGTTCTGGTGGGCATTCTTCTCCTACGGGACAGCATACTCCATCTCCCATTTTTTTCGTTTTTTCCATAATTAATACCAGTAATTTAAAAGTAGGTGCATATAGATATATGCGTAAAAAAGTCCAATCAACATAGTTTTTGATGTTGGTAATGTAAGTATTATACAGACATAAAATAGATTTGTCAAGACATTTATCATCAGTCAGTATAATAAGCATAAACAGAGGTTGCCGCCCATTTCCCCTCTACTGTTTGTCCATCTCCCTCGACAAGCGGATCTGCATCTCCAGGCATCACATAAGGGGCTACATATCTCCATTCATCCCCTGCATTGCTATTCCAATTACCACTTGGAATCTTCATTCTAATATCAAAAGTGCCTGGTCCTCCGGTATTTTCCATATAAGCAAGCATAGGATATACATCACCTTCTGTAAGATAGATTTGTCCGAGATTAATTCTATCACCGTGCTGGGCAGGAGCGCCACATAGATAGTTCATCTCATCTCTCGTGATGGTTAGCATCAAAAGATCCTCACCACTGTTACCCATCCACATAAAAGAAGCATCATCAGATTTGATTTCAAATGTGTATGTTCCAGTTACAGGTGCTTTGAAATATCCTGATGCTCTATAAGTTCTATATTGTCCAATGTTACCAACTTTAATAGCATTTTCGTATCCTGACCAGGATGCACCATTAGTATTCAACGTATTCTCAACCACATCTAAACTAACATTGTTATAATTACCACTCCAGGTTCCAGGGATCCACCAATAACCAGAATTATTCCAGGTATTCATAGTCCAAGTTTCTTGAAGCCAAGTGTAGGTCGGATACCAGTTATACGTTGAACTCCAACTATTATTG